ATAGACCTGCTTACGCTGACCAGCGATCTTGAGCAGCTCGGGGTGCTTGAGAGTGCGGGTGGTTTCGCTTACCTGGCTGAATGCAGCAAAAACACTCCGTCTTTCGCAAACCTGGCGGCCTACTGCGAAAAGATTCGTGAAATGTACCTTGGTCGCCGTATGACCCTGGCGTTACAGGTTGGGATCCAGAAGCTGTCCGAACCAACTACCGAGGGTATCGCAGACATCATCGGCAACATTCAGGCTGATATCTCAAGCATTGAGCACAGTGCTGACTATGGCACCGAGCACATCACTACCGGTATCGACATGTCGTTAGAGACCATCCAGTCGATTATTAGCGGCGATATCTGGAAGCACAAAACCGAGCTGGGCATGGCGACCATTGACAGCGCATTCGGCGGGTTCAACAACACCGATTTCATCGTTGTCGGCGGGCGCCCTGGCATGGGGAAAACCATGTTCAGCACCACCGTGACCGAGACAGTCGGCCTGAAAAACAAAAAGCCTGTGCTTTTCTTCAGTCTGGAAATGCCAGTTGATCAGATCTCGGAGCGTGTCGCGTTCCACCGGGCCCGGGTGAGCAAAGAGGATTTACTCAGCAAGCAAAGCGGCGTGATGGACGGGGCCTGGGGAAAGGTCGGCCATTGCATGAAGGATTTCATCGACTCTCCGATCTACATCAATGACAAGCCATCCCTAAGCGTTCACCAGGTGCGTGCTGAAGCGCGCAGAATGAGCAAGAAGCTGGGCGGCCTGGGCGTGGTCATCGTCGATTATCTTCAGAAAATGCGGATGTCAGACCCGGAGAACATGAACCGCAGCGTAGGGGAGATCGCCACTGGACTGAAAAACCTGGCAAAAGAATTGCGTTGCCCGGTCATCGCACTGGCTCAGCTTAACCGTAAGGTCGAAGAACGTGCTAATAAGCGCCCGGTCGCAGCTGACCTCCGCGAGTCCGGTGTTATCGAGCAGGAAGCCGATGTGATTTTCATGATCTACCGGGATGAGAAATACAACCCGAACACCGAACTGAAAGGCATCACCGAAATCATCTGTGTGAAGTCCCGCCATGCGCCGGGGGCAGAAAAAACCTACCACTTCAGCAGCCGCTACTCCGGCCTAGACCCGGTAGATTTCACCTACAGCGGCCAGATGCAACAGGAGGCTGACTATGAGTGCTAAGACGATGAAAGGCAAGCAGGCAATTCTGCGTTATCTCGAAACGCACCGGACCTTCACCGCGAAGGATGTGGCCACAGAGTGCGGCATGACCATCAACTGCATCACGAAGAACGCCATCGATCTGGAGCGAGCACGAAAGATTGTGCGTGTCAGCAAGGTCTGGCGAACGGTGACTTATCGCCTGGCGACGTCGGAAGAGCAGGACGGAACCGCGCGCAGTTGCACAAACGGAATATTTCAGGAATGCCGCAACAGCCCGGCGATGAAACGAATTTTGATGGTTTGGGGGAGGGCAGGGGTATGAAATTATTTGAGATGGAAGGTTTTCTGCGTGGCAAGTGCATTCCACGCGATCTGAAGGTTAACGAAACCAACGCCGAGTATCTTGTGCGTAAATTTGCCGAAGCAGATGCCATGTGCGCGGCGCTGGCTGCGGAGAATACGGGGATGAAGGCTAAGGGCCGCGAGCTTCTGGGTGAAGCGTGCGCCGTGTACGCAAAGTTCAATAAACTGATCGACCCGGAGATCGGGGATTTTATCGATGGTCAGACGCTTCATGAATTCCAGTATGTGCTCGACTGCGAAACCCCGGCCACCGACGCTTTCCTGGCGGAAGTGCGGGCGCAGGGTGTGGAGATGTTTGCGTTGATGTTCGCTGAAGAGGCTATTAAGACCAACAACATCACAACCGGATGGAGAGCCAGGGCCAGCAGAGCAGCATCTGAATACGCAGAAGCCCTTCGAGAGGATGCCGCCCTGCTTCGCAAAGGAGTGCAGTCATGAGCAAAGCAACTTTTGTTGTTGAGTTTGAGGATGGTAAAGAGCCAGCAGTAAACGCAGGTGTGACAATTTTTGGTGGAAAGCTCGCGGCTGTCTCATGGAGTGATGCACTGGAAGAAAAAGTATTTTCCGTGCATGAATGCCTTCCATCACCCAATGACACGGTTCTGCTTTTCGATTCAACCGGTGAGGGATGGCTGATTGGTTGGCGCTCAATGTGGATGACCTTTGGGCAGAAAGAGACTGGAAGTTGGCAATGGACTTTCCAGAACGGTGATATCGATATCGACGATGTTGTTATCACTCACTGGGCTCCAATTCCAGAGGAACCGGAGGCCGCCCAATGAGCAACATCGACAAACGCACATTACGCGAGGCGGCGGAGAAGGCTACGCCTGGTCGCATCGGAGACAGAATTGATGGCAGTGGCAGTATTAAATATCAGTGCTTCGGTAACGACGGCTCTTTGGTTCTGCAAACCGACCATAAAAATATGGAGTATGGATTCATTGGTGGAAACAGTGATGCTGATGAGTTGTTCTTCAGGTTGTGTGACCCCGCCACAGTGCTGGCGCTGCTGGATGAGCTGGAATCCATGGGCGTTCAAATAGCCAATCTTACCGCCGAACGCGATGCTCTTCGTGAAGGCGAGATGGGTGACGCGAAGCACAGTAATACCCGTGCTGCGGCCGATATCTATTTCCAGTTGGTCGAGGAGTGCGAAGTACCTGCTGGCGGATCACTGGTTGAGTATGTAAGCGAACTGCGTGAACGCGCCGCCATGCTTCAGGGTGCCGCTGGCGGCTCTCCGGTGATTCAGGATGGATGGGACATGGCTACCACCATTGATGTATAAATATGCCTTTGTGGGAGCTTGCTCTTCAATAAGTTTGGTATTATAGTTACCCGCAATGACGGTGGGCGGTTCGCTACTATACAAGAGGGGTTTACCCCGCGAACTTAACCCACCAACCTCTTCTCCCTTTTATGAACTCCTATAATCAATGACCAGAAAATATGCCATCATGATCGATGCTGGTTTTTTGCGTGCAAAATTAGGCACAAAGGACAAGCCAATCGATGCGGAAGTAATTAAAGTATTCGTTGAAAAATTAACAAAAAGGCCTGAGCTTGAAGGTATGATTTTGCATCGTGTTTATTATTACGATGCAGAGCCGCTTACAGGAATACAGACGCATCCGATTAGTGGTGAGAAAATTGACTTCTCTGAAACAGAAGTTTCGAGAAGAAATAAAGTTATGCTTGATGAGCTGAAAAGAACACCTTTTTTTGCTGTAAGACTTGGTGAGACGAATTTTCGAGGTTGGAAAGTTGACCCATGGGCTTTGAAGAGTAGTGATTCCAAAACATCTTCCATTAATGCCTACAATGTTAAGCCTAACGTTCAGCAGAAAGGCGTTGATATGCGTATTGCGTTGGATATGTCATCAATGTCATTAAAAAAACAGGCCGATATATATGCTTTGGTGACTGGTGATTCAGATTTTGTACCAATTATAAAATTTGCTAGAAAAGAAGGCCGACAAATCTTTCTATACACACTGGGCCATGGAGTCAAGCAGACGATGTATGAACATTCCGATTTGTTAGTGACAAGTCCCATGGATAAGTTGTAATAGTAACTGAGAGTAGGTTCGCTGCATCTTAAGAAATGTAATCAATATGGCAGAAGAAGAACATACATTAAGAGCCTGATCACACGACTTGCTTTAAACCTAGGCCCGCATTGCGGGCCTTTCAATTGATCTGGTTGGAGGTGAAATGAATTATGATTTCAGCCTCGTATCAATAAACTTAGTAGCCCAACTAGGTTACGTTGACCATACAGCATCTGACATCGCATAAATTGAGCATATGAACATGCTGGTTGTAGCCGAGGTGGTTAAGCGTAAGCAGCCCGAGCATTTGCGTGATTACTTCCTTGAGCGTTTACGCCATTATCGAGATGTGAGTATCAGCCTTCCTAAGGCAAGCGCCCCCCGTTACATCAAGAATGAAGAGGTAAAGTAGCATGACTTCCGAGGTATGGAGCGCCGTAGCAGGTGTGGCATCAGCTATCGCCGCTTCCGTGAGCCTTTTCATAACATGGAGAGGGCTGGTCTATCAAAAGGCTTCGCTAATCGAGTCAAGGCGAAGAAATATCCAAGACCTGCTTAGTTATCAAGCGGAAAGGGCAAATTCATCATGCAGTGGGAAAACAAGCTCTGACTGGTCTTTCTCTGAGTTTGCAAACATTATGTTCGCTATCGATACTGCGAGAAACATGGTCGCTCGGATCAAAGAGAGCGATGGCATTAGCAGGGAAGAGGCTGGAAAATATTTTTTAGATTTACTCAACCAGCACATCGTAGCAACGTTCAAGCACGGCTCCCCTCCAGACGGAGCTTTTAAAAATAAAGGCTCAATCCCTGAGAGCCTTGAGGTCATTCAGTTGTGGAACCCTAACGCTCATTTTCTGGGTTTTACCGATGTGAATTTTGGCATAAGTTAACTTTGATTTTCCATAATCAACCCGCCATAATGATGTCATCGGAGCCTGAACAACTCCGGTGACTTCTGCGCATTTAAGGGGACTTAAATGCGACCACAATCTGAACTCCTCACCTTGTCACAGATGCAGAAATGCACCTGCGATTTTCTGCATTCTGCGGTTTCCGTTAAGGAGGCCGTATGACTCTGCCAGTAGACGGCATCAAACTCCATCGCGGTAACTTCGCGGCCATCGGCCAGCAGATTCAGCCATTGCTGGATGCCGGGCAATGCTTCCGCCTTCAGGTTAAGCCGTGGCGCGAGAAACGCAGTCTGTCTCAGAACGCTCTAAGCCACATGTGGTACACGGAAATCAGCGAATACCTGATTAAATCCGGGCGCACTGACGCCACCCCTGAATGGGTTAAGCGAAACCTCAAAAAGACCTATCTCGGCTGCGAAGAGGTGACCTACACCGACTTCATTACCGGTGAGAAAACCACTACCTGGCAGCCACGCCATACCGCCGACCTCGATACCGGGGAGATGCATATCTTCCTCGTTAAGGTTGAAATGTGGTGCGCTCAGTTCGGCTTGGCGCTGACTATCCCTAACGGTTGCGAGTACCAGCAGCTGCGCGATAAGCAGGAGGCCTGATGTCTACTCCACTTTCCCGCGTCATCACCAACGAAATCTTCCGCGTTCCGGCGCGCCGCAAGCGTAAGCCTGCGGTTAAGCCGTCCGACATCCCGACCTTCAAAGGCCTTACCGCCCGCCTGGTGGATCAGAAATGGCTGCGTCTCGCGGCGAGGAGAGGTCATGCCTAAACCATCCCGCCGTAAGTGCAAAGTATGCGGTGAATACTTCGTGCCGAAATTCCACGACATCCGGATCCGCTGGTGCTGCCCGGAGCACGGAGCAATTCTCGCGATGGAAGAACGCGAGAAGGAGAAGGTGAAAGCCGCTGCTAAGCGCATTAAAGAGCAGAAGGAGGCAGAGAAGGCCGGGCGCAAACGCCGTAAGGAGAGGCTGGCAGAGCTACGGCCAGCAGGTTACTACAAAGCGCAGGCACAGCAGGCTTTCAACGCCTTCATCCGTGCGCGCGATGCCGATTTGCCATGCATCAGCTGCGGTGAGACTAATCCACCAGATCTGCATGGCGGCCAGTGGGACTGCGGACACTTCAAAACGGTCGGCGCTAATCCTGAACTGCGCTTTGAAGAGCGCAACGCCCATAAGCAGTGCAAATCGTGTAATGCCGGAGCGGGTAAATACACCGCCAAGGAGGCCACTGTCGCGCAGCACTACGAAGCGGGCCTGGTCGCTCGTTACGGACAGGATTACGTCGACTGGCTCAATGGCCCCCACGAAATGACCAACTACCGCCGGGAAGACTTCATCCGGATCCGCGATGAGTACCGCGCCAAGCTCAAAGCACTGAAACAGCGGGAGGCAGCGTGAAGACATTCACTCCAGTTGAAGCGAGAAAGTTCGTTGCCAGCACCTGGTATGAAACGACGCAGCTTTCGAAAAGAGAAAGGCTATATGCGAAAGCTCGTGAGCTGATAAGCGGCGATCGAGCGGAAATTATCTGTCAGACAGAAAACCCTGAATACAGAAAGTCAGCACGGGAGTGGTGGAATCATGACCAGAGCTGATATCGAAAAGTACCAGGCCGAAAGCGTTAAGCGCGCCAACCTGCCGCCAGTAGCAAAGCACAGCCAGACGAAAACCAATCAGCCACAGAAGGAAGCCGCATGAACAGTCAGCAACTGGAATACGTACGTCAGCAGCTCATTGTGGCGACCGCAGATCTGAGCGGGGCGACGAAAGGGCAACTGGTAGCTTTCGCCGAGAACGCGCAATTGACCGCGACGGCGCGCAGCCGGGGACGTAAGAAAATAACCGACCCGGTCACCGGCCGGAAGGTTAACCCCGACGGCCCGGCGATGAGCGGCAGCCAGTCCCGCGCCAAGGGATCGTCTATCGCGTTAGTCAGCCCGGTTGAGTTCGTCACCGCCTCATGGCGCCGCGCGGTGCTGTCACTGGAAGACCATCAGAAAGCGTGGCTGCTGTGGAACTACAGCGAGAACATCCGGTTCGAGTACCAGGTGGCGATAACCCAGTGGGCGTGGGCCGAGTTCCGGGAGCAGCTCGGAACTAAGAAGGTTGCCGGCAAGACGATGGATCGGCTGAAGAAACTGATATGGTTGGCGGCGCAGGACGTCAAAGCTGAACTGGCAGGGCGTGATACGTACGAATATCAGGTGCTCGCGGAACTGGTGGGCGTAACGCCAAAGAACTGGTCTGAGACATTTACGGACCGCTGGGTGGAGATGAGGCGTATCTTTCTTCGCCTGGATAGCGGAGCTTTATTGCAGGTAACGCGATCACGTTCACAACAAAAGGCGACAAATTTCGATAGAAGTCTTGCAAAACTGGATTGAAACGCATATATTTCATGTAAATCTGATATCGTCGCCATAGCTTTGATTGTCGACACAAAGAATTAAGAGCCCGAGGTTAAAGCCTTGGGCTTTTTTATTTCCAAATTTCACAAGCGCACCGCAATGCGCTCTCAACTACGTCGAATCCAAAACCCTTTGAAATGAGCCTTTGAGGAAGTCAGTTAGTGCTGGCGAGCCTCGACGGGCTGATTTCCATTGCGGCAAAGGTTCATTTCAAAGCAAGGAAAACGCATGAGCTCAAAAACAATCCCTTTACCAATCGCAAAGGCTAGACAGTTTTTGGAAGTTGATGGCAGTAGTGAAAGTGGGTTGAGGTGGAAGGTTGATGCTAGCACCAGAGCAAAAAAAGGCGCCAGGGCTGGAAGTCTTGATAACCACGGTTACTACTACGTCAAAATAGACGGCGTGAAATATAAAGCGCATCGACTTGTCTGGGCCATAGCAAATGGTGAAATCCCAGATGGCATGACAATTGATCACATTGATAGAAATACTAAAAACAATTCCTTAGAAAATTTGAGGATTGCAGATTATAAGCTCCAGGCTGAAAATCGTAGCCGTGACTACCTTAAATTACGCACGAATTGCGGCTCCCTAACTGTCAGGAAATCTGGGCGAATTGACGCCTCGATCTGTATAAACTCCAAGAGATTTTATAAAAGCGGGCGAGATAAAGCTGAGCTTATTAAATGGATGGAGGAAGTGCAGAGTAACAAGATGGCTCATCTACTTGACTAATTTCGCCGGTCTAGTTCAGTGGCAGAACGGCAGCCTTGTAAGCTGCGCGTCAGAGGTTCGATTCCTTTGCCCGGCACCAGAACCCACTACCTGGGACCCTTCGGCCAGAGAGCCGACATTGCCTTACCCTCACATTGCCAGCCTGTCGCTGGCTTTTTTATTTTCAGGCTCCGGGAACCATCATCGACACGCCTACTTGTTAAATCGTCCCGAGGGCCTGAACCAACTACACACGGAATAAATATGTCTGAGACCTTCACTATCGTAGGCGTTGGTCTTACATCGTCATCAGTCGGTGTAACCTTTGCCACGCTGTTTCCGGAGGCGACTCCAGCAGTGATGCTCGGATCACTCGCCGGAACGGCGCTATACGTTCTGACCTCAGATCCCCATCAACTCTGGAAGCAGGCTATCTTTGCACTGATATCGTTTATCAGTGGCGTATTCTTCTCCGTACCCATGGCGAAAATCATGGCCGGAATCATCAACACGCCGTTAAGCCTGATGAAGCCACCGGCCAGCATTGAGGTATCGCCAGCTGTCGGTGCAATTGTCACTGCTTCCATTTCCGTGGCAGTCCTGCTGCGTATTCTCCGCAAATCCAAAAGCGGGAAGATGCCGGGGCTGGGGGAGGAAGATAAATGACATGGCAGCTTCTTCTGATGGATGCAAACGCCATAGTTTGCCTGTTAATCATGGTCAGGCTGATGTTTTTCCGGAAAGAGGGAAAGCGTCATCGCCTGAGTGTCGCGGTGCTGGCCTATCTTGTCATCCTTGCCGCCGGATTCAATGCCTTCAACATTCTGCTCGGCCACTACGTACAGGTTAACCTCGGCGATCTGCTGCTTAACTCCGTCATCTGCATGGCGGTGTGGCTGGCACGTGGGAACCTGGCGAAGGTCGTCATTACGGAGTAGTCCATGCAAACCAGCGAAAAGGGCATCGCCCTGATTAAAGAGTTCGAAGGCTGCAAACTTACCGCGTACCAGGACAGCGTCGGCGTCTGGACGATCGGCTATGGCTGGACTCAGCCTGTCGACGGCAAACCAATCCGCGCCGGGATGACGATTAAGCAGGAAACAGCAGAGCGCCTGCTGAAAACCGGGCTGGTCAGCTACGAAAGTGATGTGTCCCGCCTGGTTAAAGTTGGCGTGACTCAGGGGCAATTCGACGCCTTGGTGTCGTTCACGTATAACCTCGGCGCCCGGTCATTGTCGACATCGACTCTTCTACGAAAACTCAACGCCGGTGATTATGCTGGCGCTGCCGATGAGTTCATGCACTGGAATAAAGCCGGTGGCAAAGTCCTGAATGGGCTGACCCGTCGGCGTGAGGCGGAGCGCGCTCTGTTCCTGTCGTGATTGGTGCACTGGTTAAGCGTTACTGGCTGCAACTGATTGTGGTGGCTGTAATAGGCGTGCTGGCGTTCTTCGTGAACCACTACCGCGACAACGCCATCACCTACAAAGACCAGCGCGATAAGGCGACGGTCCGGGCAGACACATCAGAGGCGATCACCAGCAACGTGATCACCACGATGAACATCATCCGTGACATCTCACAGGCTACCCAGAATGCAAAGAACGAACTGGCTCATAAAGGCGAAACGCGCATTGTCTACATCAGGCAGGCGCTTGAAGGCGATCCGTGCGCTAACCAGCTTGTTCCTTCTTCCGCTGCTGACAGCCTGCGGGAATACGCAGACAGTTTACGTTCCAGCCCCAGTGGTGCCGATAAGCGCTGACCTGACAGCTGACACGCCGATCCCCGGAATTACGGTTCCGTTTACGTGGCAGGCAAGTCTGGAGTTAAACGCTCAGCTCTATACGGCGCTTGGGCAGTGCAATCTGGATAAGGCAGCAATCCGCAAAATCGAAGAGGAAAGGCAGCATGAAAAATAATCAATGTACTCAGGGCTTTGATAACCCTTCAAAGTTCCGCAAGGAATGGGATAAGCAGACAGAAGGGAAATAGCCCAATGGGTACTTTTATCAAGGGCTGGAAAGTGATGCTCCTGACCAAGGAGAGGCATGCTTCTGGAAAAGCACCAGAGCAAGTCGGCTGGCAGAGCAGCAATGAGCCAGACATTCGCGATGGAGTGCTGATTATCAAAAATGGCCTGGATACCCATGGCGTACCGCTAAACATCATTCATGGCTTCAGCATCGAAGCTGTAAAGGCTGAATGACATTACAGAAGCTCTTCACTGAGGGGCTTCGATAATGACAACCAGAGGACATCACAATGTCGACATGCAAAATGATGGTTGAAATAAAAAGCCGTTGGTGGCTTCCAGTCTATATCAAGACATTGACACTATTTTGCACGATGGTCCGATGCGAACCGGATTACAAAAAGGTATCTGAATTTATTGTTAAGCACGGTATTAGAAAAAAGGTTAAGACAGTGCCGTTAAGTGATCAGTGAGGTATCAAAACTATGGCGACCAAAAAGAAAACGGGCCGCCCTTCTGACTATTTACCAGAGGTGGCAGCCGATATATGCGCGAAGCTAGCCGAAGGTGAAAGCCTCCGCACTGTATGCTCCCGCCCAGGCATGCCTGGCAAGGCAACAGTATTTCGCTGGCTAAAAGAACATGAAGAGTTTCGAGACCAATACGCAAAAGCCACTGACACGAGAGCGGACTCCATTTTCGAGGAGATGCTGGAGCTTGCTGATGATGTGAAAGAGGACGGCGCGGCGGTTGCTAAAGCTCGCCTTCAGATAGACACGCGAAAGTGGGTGCTTTCTCGAATGGCACCAAAGAAATATGGCGATAAGGTCGTGAATGAGCTTGTCGGCAAGGACGGCGGACCTATCCAGCAATCACATTCCGTAGCCGTAGACGAAAAGGCGCTTAACAGCATATTGAGCAAACTATGAGCCAAATACTCGAATGGGAAGATTTGAGCGAAGCAGAACGCCAAGCCATCAAAGTCCTGTCCGAGCGCTCATTTCTGGCCTTTAACCGCATATTCTTTCAGTTGTTGCAGGGTGAGAGGTGGTCAGTTAACTGGCATCACAGATACATTGCGCAGGTGATTGAGGATATCGTCGCCGGCAAACGCCGTAATGTGGTCTTCAACGTTCCTCCAGGCAGTGGGAAAACAGAGATGTTAAGCATCCATGCGCCAGTGTGGACAATGCTGAACTGCCAGAAGGTCAGGAACCTCAATATTTCCTTCAGCGACACCCTGACAAAGCGCAACAGCCGCAGAAGTCGTGAAATCATCACCTCCGCTGAGTTTCAGACACTATGGCCTCATTCGCTTGGTGTTAATCAGGCTGACGAATGGCAGGTGCTGAACGATGACGGCAAGGTTAAAGCCGAAGTAGTAAGCCGCGCAGCAAGTGGTCAGATTACCGGATCGCGTGGCGGTTATCAGATGCCGGGATTTTCAGGGTGGATAAACCTTGATGACTTCGACAAGCCTCTCGACGTGTTCTCAGAGGTGAAGCGCAAAAAGGCACAACAGACGTTAACGAACACCATCCGGTCTCGTCGTGCCAATAAGTCAAAAGAGAATCCTACACCAATCGTTGCCATTCAGCAGCGATTGCACACAGACGACAGCAGTGCATTCATGTTGTCTGGTGCAATGGGTATCGACTTTGAGCACGTCATCATCCCCGCGCTCATTGATGAAGCCTATATCGATTCTTTACCCGAATGGCTTCAGGAGCACTGCTGGAATGACGTCAAAGACAGCGAGAAGATGCGAGGCTACTGGTCATACTGGCCTGCCAACGAATATGTAGGCGACCTTTGTCGCCAGTGGGACACGGACGAATACACCTTCATGTCTCAGGGCATGCAGAAGCCTATCAAGCTAGGCGGCAACGTGTTTGATGGTTCATGGTGGCAGACATACGGACCTGACGGAGATAAACCGGAGCCTGAACGCTTCGAATACCGCTTCACTACCGCAGATACAGCGCAGAAGACGGCTAACCATAACGACTGGTCAGTACTGTGCGAGTGGGGCGTTTACAAAGACGACCTCTATCTAATCCACATGGAGCGCGGCAAGTGGAAAGCGCCAGAGCTAGAAACAAACTTCAAAGCATTTATCTCTCAGGCGTGGCGTAAGAATCGGGAAGCGGGAACGCTGAGAAAAATCTACGTTGAAGATAAATCAAGTGGTACGGCTCTTATTCAGAACCTTGAGAAGAAGCTTCCAATCAAGATAACCGCTCTACAGCGAAACAAAGACAAAGTCACCAGGGCAATGGACGTTTTGCCGGTAGTAAAGGCTCAGCGCGTCTATCTTCCAGCTGACGCTTCATTCTCCTCAGAGTTTATCGCTGAGCACAGTGCTTTCACCTACGACGACACTCACGACCACGACGACATCGTGGATAACCTTATCGACGCCGTGACTGAGGAATTACTCCTTGGCAGTGATGCCCTACGCAGACTCAAGGCGCTTGCAAGCTGAGAACTCACATGGCCAAACGCAACAACAGGCAGCAAAAGAAAATCGACAAGAAGATGAACATGGACAGCTATCAAAACGTGTTCATGAACATCGGAACGGGCGGTGACAGGTCAGCCTATAGCCGTATCCGTACAGCGCATCTGCTTACCAAAGCAACTCTTGACAGCATCTATCTCGGTGACGGGTTAGGTCGTCGCATCATTGACGTAGTGGCCGACGAAATGTTTCGTGCTGGATTCACCGTAGACGGCGCAAACAATGAGCCGGAGATTATGTCTCGCTGGGATGAGCTTAACCTCACTCAGCAGTTTACGGACGCTTTGGCATGGGCTCGCTTATATGGCGGCTCGTTGATGCTATTCGGCGTTAATGATGGCGGAGACCTTCAGTCACCAATTGGCGAAGGTGAGCTTGAGTTTGTCCGTGTGTACGACCGCTATCAGGTGCAGCCTTTCCTGCGCGATACCAACCCTGAAAGCGCAACATATGGAGAAATCACTCAGTACCAGATTAACCCTATCTCTGGAACGCCTTACTACGTTCACGCTAGCAGATGCCATGTGTTCGACGGAGAGCGACTACCTAACCAGATTCGCCATCAGAATCAGGGATGGGGCGCTTCGTGCTTGCAGGGAGTCTATCAGGCGCTGACTGACTACGGCATGAGCCACGCACACGCTACAAGCCTTCTTGAGCGTAAACAGCAGGGCGTCTGGTCTGCCGCTGACCTGGCTGACCTGTGCAAAGATGGTGAAGGGCGAGATGCTGTCCAGGCTCGCCTCAACATGGTCGACATGACGCGCAGCAACGGCAACACCATCGGCGTAGATGCGAACACAGAGAAGTACGAGCTGCTTAACGGCTCTCTGGAAGGCGTGGTCGATGTGCAGGACCGTAAGCAGTTACGCATATCAGCACTGACGGGCATTGATGAGCAAATTCTGTTCACCAAAACGCCATCTGGTCAGGGTGCTGATAAAACCACCGTTCCTGAGTCATGGAAGCAGCTGATTGGACGCAAGCAGAAGGATGAGGCGCGACCCGCAATAGAAAAGGTGGTCAACTTCCTCACCACTGATAAAACCTGGACGATTAAGTTCAATCCTCTCTCAGTGCCAACGGAGAAAGAGCAGGCAGAGACGGCTAACCAGTGGTCACAGGCTGATGAACGCTATTCGCAGCTTGGATGGGTTAGCAACGATGAAGGTGTCGCCACACTGAAAAAACGTGGAGGCTACGTCTATCCGGAGATGAATGATGTCTAAAGTCTGGCTTCATCCCTACGGCATAGAACGCGACTACACCAACGCGCTTGTAAAGGCTACCAGGCAGTTCAACAAAGAAATCAACTCAGCATATGGTGATATACGACTAGATGGCTGGCAGGACGATATGTCGGCTGTGCTGGCCTATCTCCGCAATGCTGGTAACCGCATCTTCCAGCCAGTAATTGAACGACTGCCGACATTCTTCGCGCTAACTAGTCAGTTTAACGACAAGCAATGGCGTTTGGTTGTGAAGGGTGGAACTGGCTATGACATCCCACCTTCGCAGGCTGTTATTGCCGGTCAGACAACTGCTCCCGTCTCATCTGGCGTGCTTGGAGTAGATGCTTATCGTGCAGAGCCATGGCTGAGAGAGATGCAGGAGCTGTGGGTATCAGAAAACACCAGGCTGATTAAATCCATCCCCGCTGACGAACTGTCGGACATGGAAGGCATCATCCAGCGCGGTGTAATGAATGGCTCAAGCGCTGAAACTATCAGGAAGCAGATTCAGGAGCGATATGGCGTCACTGAGAGACGCGCAAAGCTGATCGCAGTTGACCAGATAGGAAAAGCTAATTCAGCGCTCACAAAGCAGCGTCAGGCCGATGCCGGGGTAACTGGCTACAAATGGCGAGGCGTACTTGATGAACGCGAGAGGCCTGAGCACAGAGCGCGAGAGGGTAATTCCTACAAGTGGAGCAACCCACCTCCTGATGGACATCCCGGGCAACCTGTTCGGTGTCGATGCTACGCAGAGCCCGACTGGTCTGGTTCAGTTTTCGATATCGGCGAATAAATAAGGAAAAACATGAAAACAGTATCTCGCTTCGATGTGGGAGAGCTTCGTGCGTCCGTAAATGAGGATGGCTATCTGGAGGACGTGCCGGTAGTAGGTCGCGTTGGTATCCAGTTATATCGAAATCCAGATGGCTCAGTACGACGTGAGCTACGCCCACCTGAAGAAGTATTCAACGCTGATTCACTGGCGAGTTTCAAAGGCAAGCCGATCACAATCGGTCACCCGGGGGCAGTTAATTCCCGTAATGCAAAAAAGCACATGGTCGGAACCATGCTTGAGCCAGGTAGACAGGATGGTGAAAACGTCAAAGTGCCAATCATGGTGTATGACGAGAACGCCATTAACTCAGCAACCAGCGGCAGGACAAAGCAACTATCCCTCGGCTACCGACTCGACCTCGATGAGACTCCAGGCGAATGGAACGGTCAGCCATATGACGCAGTCCAGCGAAACATTCGCATCAATCATCTCGCCCTCGTATCTAAAGCCCGGGCCGGTGATGTAGCAACACTGAATCTCGACGGTGATGAAGAAATCACCTTAGACGATGACGACAACCAACCAAAAGGTAAAACAATGCAGAAATTGCGACTCGACAACGGGCTTGAGTACGATGCTTCTCCTGAAGTCGTCGTGGCGTTCAACGCCCTTAAACAGGATGCAGAGGACGCTAATACCAAGCTGTCCGAAGCGCAAACAACCATCTCCACCATCACAGCAGAGCGCGACACTCTGAAAGCTGACGCAGCAGAGTTTGAAAACAAGCTGAAGCAGGCTCGCGAAGATGCAGAGAAAACCATTAAAGCTCGCACCGAACTCGAAGCAAAAGCAGAGAAGCACGGCATCAAGTGTGATGGCCTGGATGATATTGCCGTCAAGAAAGCGGTTGTAGCCAAGCTGAAGCCATCCATCAAGCTCGACGGAAAAGACGACACCTACATCAACGTCGCGTTCGACATGGCGATTGAGTCAGCCCCTATGGAGCAGCAGCGAAAAATCGTCAATCAGGATAAAGCCCAAACCCGCGATGACTCCGCTGAACCTAAAGGCTCTGCCGCTGCTCGCCAAAAATACCTCGACCGCCTGCACGGCAAAAAGGAGACAGCATAATGCCTGTTCAGACTTCCTACGATAACGAAATGCAGATCGCAATGCCCGGCATGCGTTCAGATTCAACCCATCAAATCACAGACGGTTGCAACGCAGCGCAGGGCGCTATCAAGCCTGGGTATGTAGTAGCTCGCGTATCAGTGGCTAACGACAAGCGCGTAGTTAAGCAAGTATCTGGGGCTGGCGATGCAGCAAACCTGATGGGCATCTGCCGCTTCAGCCACTACGGTTGCGTCACGGGTCAGTATGAAGACGGTGATGCCGTCAACGTGATGACATGGGGCCGAATCTGGGCTGTAACCACCTTATCAGCAGCACCAACCATGGGTACAGGCGTTAACGTTCTGACCTCTGGCGCAGACGCTGGCAAGGTGGCAGCGACAGGTGGCTCTCTGGCTCTTGGCTGGGTGTTTACTGGTAAGTTCACCACTTTCAAAAACAGCGCTGGCGCAACAGTTAACCTGGCTGAAGTTCAAATCCGCAACCAGACCACACAGCCAACCGCATAAGGAACAATAATGGAACAGATGAATTACGACGAAGCGGACCTGTTCGCTATTGAACACGGCGCGGCGGCTAACGGCATTCGACTGGATGAAGGTGAGTCAATCTTCCTGGCTCGTGAACTGGACTACGTTAAGACCAAGGTTTACGAAGTCGAATACCCTGCACTGACTGCGACCACGCTCTTCCCGGTCACATCAGAAATCCCTTCATACGCCAAAACGTTCACTTACGGCGTATGGGATGCAGTAGGCATGGCGCGTATCATCGCTGACTATTCTGACGACCTGCCAAATGTTGGCGTGAACTATCGTGAAGAAACCGGCAAGGTGTTCAGCCTGGGTAACTTCTACGAGTACAGCCTGATGGAAATTCGTGCATCACAGGCAACCGGTAAGAATCTGCCAACTCGTCTGGCTAACGCAGCCCGCCGCGCGCATGACGTTAAGGTTAATGACCTGGCGTTCTATGGCGATGATGATTATCAGATCGTCGGTGTGCTCGATCACCCGAACATCCCGGTGACCACTTCCGCTGGATGGACAACTGGCGCTATCGCTTCAGGTGAACTGGAAGACGCAGTCTCTGCTATCGAAACGGTGACCAAAGGTCTGCACTCTGCGAGCGTTATCGGCCTGCCGCCAAGCGCGTTCAAAATCCTGTCCAAGCCGATGCCTAACACCAACACGTCTTACATGACCTACTTCAATACCCAGTATCCTGGCATGCAGTGGATTCGTGTTAACGAGCTGGAAAATATCGACGGTGCAGGCACTAAAGCCGCTCTGGTGATGGAGCGCAATGCTGACAACGCATCCATGGAAATCCCGCAGCCGTTTGAGCAGCTGCCGCCTCAGGCTAACAACCTGGCGTTCAAGATTCCATGCCACAGCCGCGCTACCGGCGTTCAGGTTTACCTGCCGCTGACCCTGCACCTCATCAAAGGCATTTAAGAGGCTCCGGCCTCTTTTCTTAAGGACTATCCATGAAGATTACCAACGCATCAGCACGACTGTATTACATCGACGGACAACAACTTGCCCCGGGCCAGACTGCCGAAGTTGATGAGAAGTGGAAAAATAACAAATCCGTCCAAGCCTCCATCACAAAAGGTGAGCTGAAAGTAGCCAGCAAAGGCGAAACCGTAACGGCCACTCAAATCCAAAAAAATGAAGTCGCAGAAAATGCGAAGTCTGGCAAGGGCAAGAGTGGGAAAGGGAAATCTCCTGCTGAACAAGAGCAACAGGAAGCTGTTTCTGATGAAGTAAATGCTGAAGTTCAGCAGCAAGAAGATAAGGTAGACGAGTAATGAACATTGCCGCATTTGAAGGTCTTACGCCTCTGGAAATCTTCCGCAAGCTAGCGCCTGAATTTGCGGCTGTTCCTGATGAGGTTGTTCGGGGTTACATCGACCTGGCATCACTTTATGTTTGCGAAGACGAGTACGGAGACGCCTATAACGTTGCTCTGGCTCTAATGGCGGCCCATATCATGGCATTGCCTGGCGGTTACTCTGATAACGGCTCTACATCATCTGGTCGCATCCTCTCACGCAAGGAAGGTGATCTGGCAATCACTTATGGCAACGTGTCTGGTGATTCCAGTTACCTCAGCGGGACGACATACGGGAATCTGCTGCAAATGCTTCGCAAGAAGAAGGGCGGTGGATTCTCGATAATGACTCGCGGAGTCGTGAGGGGATGCGGGTGTCTGTAAAATTTACTGACAATAAGCGTCAGTGGGACAAGCTCAGGCGAGAGCTAAAGGCGAGCGGGAACAAAGAGGTTGTTGTAGGCATCCAGAGGGGTGAGGTTAACGATGGAGTGCTGGTAGCTCAATACGCCACATGGAACGAATTCGGCACCAGGACAATTCCCGCTCGCCCATTCATGCGGACATACTTTGACGCCTCCATTGCACGTCTGGAAAAGTTTGCCACAAATGGCGTTACTCAGGTGCTTCTCGGGAGGGCGACATTCCTGCAATTCCTGAACGCAGCTGGCGCATTTATGGTTGATGGTGTTAAGAAAAGCATCAGCACTGGCGTATGGCTGCCTAACGCGCCTATGACCGTTGCGCTTAAAGGTTCTACAAAACCTCTGATAGACAGTGGTGTAATGCTTAACTCCGTCACCTTCGCCATTCACAACTACGGTAAGTCAAAATGAGCAACCCATTCCGCAGGCCTTTCACCGTATTAACACCTACACCATCGGCGCTGGTTAATGGTGTGATTGTTGACGGTGCGATGGTTGAGTCTACGGCCTCCTTTAGCGTGCAGAGCATCAAAGACACGCAGGAAATTGAAAGCCTGGAGGCGGGGAGAAGGCTTACGGACTATCGTCGGCTGTATGGCGATGCCAAATTGCAGATTACCGATGATTACCCGATGGCGCAGCCAGCTCTTGTCGTTATCGATGGATTCAACTACGAAGTTAAGCACCGTGAGCCGTGGCAAAACGGCATCATTTCCCACTACAAATATTATGTGGTAAGGAAGCGCGATGGCTGAAACAACGGTATCAAACTTTGTTCCTGATGCTGTAGAGTCTGCCGCTTACCGTGTTTTGTCCCAGCTATTATCTGTACCTCTCGCTTACGCCAATCAGAACAACTCCCGGCTTCCTCTGCCTTATGCCACGCTTCGTGTATCAACGCGCACGACCGTAGGCAGGGATGAGCATGGAGATGTAGATGATGAAGGTGTCATGCCGTCACGCGGCGTTAGAGAAGGAACGGTGATGGTTAATGTGTACGGCGGAAGCGCACGAGAGCATTGCGACGATCTGATTAATAACATCCGTAAAACCACATCACGCTACCTGATGCGCAGAGAAAAATTCGTTATCGCAAACAGCACTCAGGTTAACGACCTTACAGGCCTGCGAGATGAAGCAAACTTCGAGGCGATGGCGAATGTAGACCTTACATTCCGCTACACCGGCAAGTACACGGATAACGTAGGGCTCATAGAAACCGTTGATGCGACAGGCGACATCGACGGAATAGAAACACACCTCACTATCACCGTCACATCCGACTAATCAACACGGAGTTTCATCAATGGCAAATCTAAGCCAGATTGCCAACGTGAATATTTCGCTGGACACAGCGAGTATCGCGAAGGCGTCATTCGGCATTCCACTTGCAGTTTCGCCGACAACGGCATTCAGTGAGCGAATCCGTAAATATTCAAGCTACAGCGCGGCGCAGCAGGACGGACTTGATCCGCAGACGCTCAAAGCGCTCTCAGCAGTATTCAGTCAGACGCCGCGCCCAAATCAGGCGTGGGTAGGTCGACGAAACGCCGTTTCTGTAGACCTGACAGTAACCAGCGCGACGATCACAACGGGCAACATTTTCGCATTCAGTGTGAATGGCACCACAGTAACGTACACCGCAGTGAGTGGTGATGATGCTTCAGATGTATATACCGGTCTGAAAACAGCGCTGGCGGCACAATCTGTAGTTGATGCGTTGTTTACCAGCACCGCTGATGCTGAAGGGCTGCACCTGGTAGTGAAAGCTCCTGAGACAGCAACCATCGTCAAGCCAGTAACCAACCTGTCAATCGCAACCGCAGGCTCAGCAGACGGATTAGAAGCGGACCTTAACGCCATTCAGCAGGAAGACCCAGGCTGGTACGGCTTTGCCCTGGTAGAACGTGGTGACGCACTAATTCAGGATGCGGCGGCATGGGCTGAGACGCAGACCAAACTGTTCTTCGCGTGCAGCGATACTGCTGATATCTGGACGTCTGCTGATGACGATATCGCATCGCAGTTACAGGGGCTGCAATATCTGCGTACAGCACTAATTGCTCACAAGGCAGCAGCGACTGAGTATCCTGAAATGGCGTGGATGGGTCGATGCTTCACCATCGCGCCCGGTGGCGAAACGTGGGCACTCAAAACACTGGCAGCTATCACGCCGAGCAAGTTCAGCGACACAGAGCAGAGCTACATCTTCCAGAAGAACGCCAACGCCTACGAACAGTACGCAGAAAACACCTACCTGATTAACAAAGGCAAGGTTGCATCTGGCGAATGGATTGATGTTGTGCGATTCCGTGACTGGCTTGTAGACACAATTCAGAAGAACATGGCTTCTCTGATGATCCGCCAGAAGAAGGTGCCTTACACCAATGGCGGAATTGCTCTCATCGTCAACAACCTGAACGGTTCGCTTATTCAGGGTCAGCAGGCAGGTGGAATCGCTCCTGATGAGCGTGACAGCGAAGGCAACACAATCCCTGGCTTCCGTATCACTTACCCAAATGCAGCCGACGTATCTGCTGATATCAAAGCTACCCGCACTCTCTATATCGAGTTTGTGGCGCTTCTGGCTGGCGCAATCCAGGTGGTCGAAATCACCGGCTCACTTACCTATAGCTACGAGGGCTAATTATGGCTGCTGAATTAACTGGCTCTTATGACGGCTCAGAAGTGTTTGTCACTATCGGCCCGTTGCTATTAACCGGCTTCAGTGATGGAGACTCCATTACGGCTCGTAAGAACGCCAACTTCTATGAATCACGCGCTGGTCTCGATGGCTCAGTAGGTCGTGCGCGAGTAACGGATAAGCGTGGGCAGATCGAACTGCACCTTTTGCAGACATCCGCGGCAAACGACGAACTATCTGCACTGATGAACCTGGATTCATTAACGCAGGACGGCAAGGCGGTTTATCCGGTGTCAGTAACTGACTTCTCTGGCCGTACTGTTATTGCAGCAGGCCAGGCGTGGCTTTATCAGTTAGGTGATGTGGCCTTCTCAACTAACGAGGTTGGCGAGCGAATTTACACCTTTGAATGCGCCGACCTGAAGTTCTCCCTTGGCGGTAACAACGTTTAACAATGCCGCCTTCGGGCGGTTTTTTTGAGGTCCATATGTCTCAGGAATTCGCAACCTTCCATATCGGTGACAAAGAGTTTAAAGCCGCCAAAATGAATGCCTTCGCTGCGGCAAAGCATTTAGTCAAACTGAAAACGTTGCTTGATAAAGGCCTGGCTTCAGGCGGTGATGCGAACGCTATTCAGTTGCTGGCTGGTATCGATGAGAAGACGCTGGAGGAAGTAATCATCCCTATTCTGCGCGATTCATCAACATTCAGCGTTACTGACGAGAAGAAAATCGACAGCCCTAACGCAATGAACCTCGTATTTACCGTAGACACGCTGTTCGACTTCTTCGAGCTGTGCTGGGAAGTGCTGAAGCTCAACTTCACCCCTTTTTTTACGAAAGTTCTCACCCTGTTTGGGTTAAGCCCAGAAGAGCTGGCAAATCGGGTTCAGTCACTGGCGAAAGGCGCGACACGGGAAAGCTAAGGGAAGATGTTGAAACAGAGCTATGGGTGTGGCGTCCAATAATGAGAAATATGTGTACGGTTGCAGAAGTGAAGTCAGGACTTATCACATGCGAAGACCTGCTCAAGCTTAATGCACTCATAGAGATGACCGACTATCTGAACACACCAATGGAGAAGTAAATGGTTATTCGTGAATTACTTATCCGCCTCGGCCTTGCCGGATCAGATAGCGTGGGGCGAGGACTGGACAGAGTAGACGGAAAGGTCGATAAAACCATTCAGTCATTCAATGCGCTTGGCGGTGTTCTTGCTACGGTATTCGGTGCTGTAACCATCTCAAACATTGCCAAAACTGCTGACGAGATGCAGTCTCTTGAGGCTCGAATTGGAATGCTGCCGCAGACCATCACTACCGGAGGAGAGGCATTCGACACTGTGGCCCAAAGGGCAAGTGCAGCAAGGCAGGGCATTGAAGAGTATGCATCATTTTACATCAAGGCTGGTAACGCCACACAGGACTTCTATAAAGACCAGGAGCAGGTTTTACAGCTCACCGATGCAGTATCCATAGCGCTTGCTGCTTCAGGCTCAACAGCAGCGGCTCAGGGGCAGGCTTTCTTCCAGCTTGGTCAGGCAATTGGTTCTCCAGCTGTCCAGATGGAAGAGATGAACACGCTTATCGATGTGGCACCTGACCTGTTCAGAGCGCTTGGTAAAGCCATTCCAGGGGCGAACAATAACCTTAAGGCTTTCATATCCACCGGTAAGGTGACGGGGAAAATGCTTGCTGAAGGGTTGATTAAGGTACTCCCGCAATTCGTCGACCAGTTTAAACAAATGCCGATGACTATTGGTCAGGCGCTTGTTCTGGTGAATAACAGATGGTCGATGTTTATCAACAGGCTTAACCGCAGCAGCGGAGCGGTCACATGGGTGGCAAATAATTTTCTGTGGATGGCTGATAAAATCGAATATGCACTGGACTCAGTTATCGATGCTCTTGGTGGTGCAGAGAACGCTGTAAAACTGCTTGGTGTCGCACTTGGTGCGGCTGGCCTTGTAGGTTCTGTTTATCTCCTGTCAGCGGCATTTACCGCACTGACAAGCCCTGTATTTTTGGTTATAGCTGCACTTGCTGCTCTGTTTCTTGTTGGTGAGGACGTTAACTCCTGGCTTAATGGCAACAAGTCGCTTCTTGGAGACATGATCGGGCCTGTATCTGAGTACACCGATTCGATTAACTCTCTAAAAGTCGCGCTTACCGACATGAAAGATATGGCTGTATGGGCGCTGAATGTTCTCAACAGTCTCGCCAACTTCTTTAACTCCAGTCAGGACAAGGTTCAGGAGTTTGGAGATAAGATTGGGACTACAAAATTTGCACCATGGCTGAAGGAAAAGGCAGGATGGCTTGTTGAAGATTTAGGCAAGTGGGCGTCATGGGGAAATGCACAAACAAACGGTGCATTTGATATCCCCAGAATGTGGTCAGATACGCTTGCTGGCGTGCGAGGCTTCAACCAGGACGCAAAAGGTGGAAATACTCTACTCCCGAGCTATCAATCTCTTTCATTGCCACCGCCATCAGCAGCGGCTGGTCCTAAGATAGACGTCAATATCGGCAATATATCAGTGCCTGCAGGAACGTCTGACGAGCAGGTTAAATTCCTCAAGGAGAGCGCCAAGTCAGCATTCAGTGACTACGGATGGAATGCGCTGGGTAATACTTTAAACTTCAACACTGGAGGTTAGCATGGCAACTGATGTGCTCGGCTTCCTCTGGAACTCGGCAGGCGACAGCACCTTCAGGCTTAATGACCCTGGCGTCGGCAATCTTGAGTTCGACACACTGGACCAGGAAACGCATGAGTGGACGCGCGATGTGACAATGAATCCCGTAGAAAACGGGTCGCCAATATCAGATCACATCATCCGTCAGCCGAAAAAGATAACCGTTGCAGGCATGATAAGCAATGCGCCGGTGACAGGTGTATTAACTCAGGCAGTAAACGCTCTGGATAGTGGTTTCGATGGTGAAGACAGGGTAAACACAGCGATCAAGCTGCTTGACTCGCTCTATCTTTCAAACGAACTGGTAACTATCTACACCAAAAACTACACCTACGAGAATATGCTCATTCAGGGAATTACCATTCCCCGAAGGGTGGATGATGGTGATGCGGTCAACTTTACGATTGATGCTGTTCAGGCAAATATCGTCAGCACAGCTACTACAGAGGTTCCGCCTGGTGTAGGAGTCAGGAAAACGGATGCGACCAGTAATGGCGCTACTGCTAAAGCCGGAACATCAAACTCAGCAGACCCAGCTACGGCTAACCGGGCTACGCCAACCAAAAACGTTGGTAAGAATACTGGTTCAATCCTGAGTCAGGCTTTGGATGGGTTATCCGGTTCGGGCGGTAAGCTTCAGGAGTATCTCGGCAACATCATAGGTAATGTCACCCCATGACCCCACTAAATTTTCAGGCTGGATTTACTGACCAGACATTGCAGGCGGTTTTCGACGATACACCAGTTACGCTTCGCCTGAGATGGAATGAGCGATTTGGCTTCTGGTCGCTTGGTATCTATGACCGCGAGTCATTGCCGATCATAACCGGAGTTAAGCTTGTACAGAACTACCCGCTTCTAAAGAACTTCAGTTTCGATAATTTCTCCGGAGATATCTACTTCATCCGTACGTATGGTGAAAAGGTGCGTCCTGATATCGATTCGATTGGAGGCGATCACCTGTTGGTGTATGCCGCTAAGGAAGAAATAGATGAGTTTGTTTCTGCGAACGGGTGAGATCATTGTAGGTCAGCCTCAGGGTGAGGCAGTGAGTATTAAAGACCTGAGATTTGAGTTCGAAATCACCAAAACAGCCAGCAAAACCGCCAACGAAGCATCACTCAAAATCTACAACGCCGCACCCACAACAATCACTCTGATGGAGACCGTAAATAACCTGGTCATCATCAAGGCAGGATACGTCAATGATATCGGCGCTATCACCATCTTCACTGGCACCACTTGCCGTAGCCGGACGTATCAGGATGGTCCTGACATCATCACGGAAATGGAGTTAAGGGACAGCGTTATACCTTTACGCGACGCCAAGATAAGCGTTTCTTTCCCTCCAAATACGTCAGCAATGACCGTGCTGGATGGGGTGGCGAAGAACTTCGGGCTGCCAATCAAGAAGAGTATTAGCAAGGTTCAGGATAAGCAGTACGTCGGCGGGTATGCCTACAACGGCAGGGTTCGTGATGCCATGGACAGAGTCTGTAATTATCTCGGGCTGGAGTGGAGCGCTCAGGATAGCGAAATACAGATTATCAAAAAGGGTGGCGTCTATGCAGACACGGCTGTCGTGCTTTCGAAAGACACTGGCATGATCGGATATCCCCGTAGTGAAGCAAAAACCATGACCGAGAAGACCGCCGCCAAGCAGGGCATCAAATATGGTCAGAAAGGTATCGTCAGGACGGTGGTGGATGTCGAAGACCCAACGGCGAAGCTCAAAGACCGGGTAACTCTTGAAGTGCAGGGATACCGGGTGAAATCACTGCTTAACCCTGCCATTTATCCCGGCGCTTATGTGCAGCTTAAATCACGCGGCATAGACGGGGAGTTCTTCAGGGTTGAAGAAGCACATTACACCGGAGATACGCACGGGCAGGAATGGAGCGTAGAAGCGCTATTGAGGTTTATCTGATGGCTGATAACAGTGATGTAGTAGAAGCGCTAAGGCGGCTCGTCAGCTCGGAAATGGACACGGTAAACACTGCACTTCCATGTACCGTGGTTAGTTACTCAGGCGGCAGAGTAACGGTAAAGCCTGATGGAGAGAAAATATACGCAGATGGCGATACAAACGCCTATCCGGTGCTCAGCGATTTACGCATGGTCTGGCCCCAGTTTGCAAACGGACAGGCAGGATTAAAAGGACCAGTTCAGGCAGGAGATAAATGCCTTTTGGTGGTCTGTCAGCAGGCAACCGATGGAAGCGATGACACAAGGCGATTCGACATCATCGACTCATACGTTATCCCTGGTGCTGGCTATAGCGATGCAGTGCCTGGCAACGATGACGTGAGGATGTATTTTGGTGATGCCTTCATTGCTATCGACGCCAACGGGAAAATGACCATCAATGCGCCTGGTGGGGTGGAAGAAACAACCCCATTGCATACCGTTAAAGGAAGAATGACCGTTGAGCAGCTATTTACCTATCATGGTGGAATGACAGGCTCGGGTGGTGAAACATCGGTGGCTACCATAACCGGCACGATGCAGGTGATTGGTGATGTGGTCATCAATGGCATCAGAATCGGCACTCACCGTCACCAGGGTGATAGCGGTGGCACTACAGGCGGTCCGGAGAACTAATGATTGATTTCAGACTTACAGATAACAAAGTCGTGTTCACTAACGGCCTTCTTCAGTACGTAGATGGTGCTGAGCGCGTCAGACAGCAGGTAGAATTCAGGCTTAACCTGTGGCGCGGAGAGTGGTTTCTGGATAGCCAGTTCGGAACGCCTTACCTACAGGATGTTCTCGGTAAGCAGGTAACGCTTAATGGTGCGCTATCAGCCATCCGTACAGAAATCCTCGCTGTAGAGGGAGTTAACGGAATCGTAGAATTCACGTACAACTTTGACCGTGCCGAGAGAAAGCTAAGCATAGAGTTTACAGCCAACACTGAGTACGGGTTGGTGCAGTACCCCTGATAAATACCCTCTTCAATATGCCTCGCCAATGTGCGGGGCTTTTTTATGCCTGGAATAAGGTGCATATGGCTGATTACATTACTACTACAGGCTTTGACAAGCCTACATTACCGGAGATGGTTCAGGAAATCGGTGATGCAATGGAGACGGTTGTCGGACCGATTAACAGGGAGGCGGATTCGACCACTGGACAGTGGATCGGAATTGAAGCTGAGCAAAACGCAATTCACTTTGAAACCGAAGAGGAGTTATGGGCGAGCCGGTTTCTTGCTTCTGCTGAGGGATTCGCTCTTGATGCTCTTGGCGACTGGATGGGTGGAATTACCCGGCATGGTAAAACCACGACAAAAGTGAACGCCGTTATTTATGGCTCTGAATCACGTCTTGTTCCTGCTGGCTCTCTCGCGTCTTTCGGCAACTACCAGTTTAGGCTGGCGGCAGATTACACCATCTCACGCTCGACGCTTCTGGATGGAGAGGTGAGAGTGTCTAACAACACTCAAACCAGCTACACGGTACGGATTGCTGGCGTTGACCATACCTACACCAAGGTAGCAGGAGACACAGTAAATACCATTGCGTCTGGGATTGCTGCGGTGGTTGACTCCACAAGCCAGTATTCAGCAACGGCAAATGGTTCAGTAATCAGACTCACCTCTGAAAACCTCATTGAAGGTTATGCAGTGTCGCTTAGCGCTGGGCTGGCGTGGCAGTTAATTGGTTCACCGGCAATCTTTGAGGCTACTGAAGCAGGTCCGATTGTCGTTCCTGTTGGTGGATTAAACAATCCTGTAAGTGCGATCACCGGATGGACAGGAGTTAATAACCTCGTTCAGGGGGCCACCGGTTCAGATCGCGAATCAGACACAGATTACCGCCAACGTTTATACCAGAGCAGAGCATCGTCTGGCGGTGCTGCAACCATCCCAGCAATTGAGACACGCCTGATTACTGAAGTCAGCGGCGTAACCTTAGCCAAGGTCATTGAAAACGACACCATGGCGACAGTGGACAGCATTCCTCCAAAAGCCATCCACACTATCGTTTCTGGCGGTCTTGAGCAGGATATTGCTGACGCAATCTGGAAGTACAAAGGGGCTGGCATAGCGACATACGGCTCAATTGCGATAACTGTATATGACCGGTACGAAAGACCACACCTCGTTAACTTTTCACGACCTACAGAAGTGGATATTTACGTCAAAGTTGACGTTGTCCTTCTGGATACTGAGGAGCCATTACCTGCGACTGTTGTGGATGCTATCAAGCAGGGTGTTGTAGCTTACGGTGCGACGCTTGGTCTTGGAGATGACGTTATTACCCAGCGCATTTACGGCTACATCTATGCCAATACCACCGGCATCGGGAAGATGACCATCACCGTCAGCACTGACGGAACTACGTTTGCAGAAAGCAACATTTCCATAGCTGAAAACTCATTTGCTTCTTTCTCCGCTGCCAATGTGGAGGTCACAGGTGTCTGATGATTGGATTGATATCGATTTTCTTGCGCTGATACGGAAAAGGCCTACTGACTGGCTTAAAAAAGCCGGTCAGGTTCCCTTTCTCTTTGCTGCTGTTGGCGTTCTCCATCCTGAAATTGAAGCGCGCGCCAAATACCTCTACCTGACGCAAAGCATATACAACGCACATGGTATAGAGCTGGACAGATTCGGACAGTACGTTGATGTCGGTCGTGATGGAATGTCTGACGATGATTATCGCCGGGCAATCATGCAGGCGAAACTGGCGACTGCGTTCAGCGGAACACCAGATAACGTCATGGTCGTAACGGCAACCACTACTTCAAGTACTGATGTCGAACTGGTAGAGCTCTATCCTGCCGCATTCAGCGTTCACGCAACCGGACCTTATGTCCCCACAAACATCAACGCAATCGTCGACCGCGCATCTGTGGCTGGCGTACGAGCATATTCAACACACGATTACGGGCTCAACGGTTTCTCCCTGGCGGGAATAGACACCAATTCAGGGCAAGTGTTACAGGTCGGCGATAACACAGCAATGCAGGTAGACACCGACACGGCGCTTGGACTTAACCGTGGGTCTGTATTCATTGCTGGCTCATATCTTGATGCGGCTGGTTCAGTGTCGGGCGTACTCGAAGTAAACGGCTCATATCTCGGCGTCGCTGACGACGATTACCTTCTTATCTTCTCCCGTGACTATGGCGTCACCGGGACGATGCTTTGCGGCGCTATGCCTAAGTGAGAAATTAAATGGCTATCACATCATTTGCAGATACTGACGTCACTTATGCTGACGGCCAGAAAAACAAAGAACCAATTCCAGATGAAATTCTTGCCAGCGGGTTTGTGCCTCCAGTTCGTATGCCGGATGGATCAATCTCAGCAGGTAGCAAGCTAGCTGCAAATCACCTCAATACACTACTAAACGACTTGTATGCGCAAATAGCTGACCTGAAGGCTCGCGTTACAGCACTTGAGGGGGCTTAATGGCTGATATTCTTCTCAAGTATCTTACTGATCTGCCATCAGCATCAGATGCAGAATCAACAGACCTGATGCATATCAATCAGAACGGCAACGACCGTTCAATCACTCTGGATGCCCTTGCCACTGCCTTATTCAACATGCGCTATCCGGTTGGAAAAGTAGAGTGGTTCGCAAATGACGTTAACCCAAATGCAATTTGGCAGGGTTCAACGTGGGCGCGGATTCCAGGAGCTGGCAGAACTATCCGTCTTGCTAACAGTACCGGAAGTGACGTTCTCCAGCTGGGGGGTAGTGATTCTGTAACTCTGACAGGCGCGAATATTCCACCGCATGTTCACCCAGTAGATTTACGAACCGGTCAGTTTGACTACGGGACAAAAAACACAAGCCAGGATACCCATGCTCACACCGTTCCATTGAAGAGTGTTGGCAAATGGACGGGTGGGTCTCAGGACGGAAGCAGCGACGACATTAGCTCTTCTCAATCTACAAGCACATCTAGTTATCAGCATGCCCATACCGTTGCCATAGGCGCTCATGACCACCCTGTGAAAGGGGATACCGGAAGCACAGGCGATGGCACCCAATTCTCCGTAGCTAACCAATACGTCAAACTTGCTGGATGGTACAGGACTGCATAAATGGCCGAACAAAAAGTAAAATTAACCGAGTTACCCGCGGCAACAGACACCATTGATACCGCACAGTTGCTGATAAACCAAAACAGCACAGACCAAAAGCTTCCCGTCACACATTTTCTCCGCGCCAAAAACAACCTTTCTGACCTTTCCGATATAGGTCAGGCGCGTGCGAATCTGGACGTTCCTTCAGTAGATGAAGTCAATGACAAGCTGACTGGCTTTATTGACGGATCTAATACATTTTTAGCTGGCGCATCACTCGCATCACGCACAGATTTTATATGGGATGAGGAGAGTAAGAGCTGGTATTACTGGAGTGGAGATTTACCAAAGGATGTTCCAGCTGCATCAAATCCTGACTCCACAGGCGGAATTGGAGTCGGCGCATGGTCCGCGGTTGGCGACACACTTTTACGCTCCATGCTGGCTAGCGGAACGGATGGAAATGGTGATGCACTTGTGGCAGTAAAGCAGCCATTGCCTGGCAGCGTTGCGAGAACACAACATAACCTGAATGCTGACTATGTTAACGTAAAAGACTGGGGCGCAAAGGGGGATGGTGTGACAGATGATACAGCGGCAATCAATGCTGCCTGCTCATCTCTAACCGGAACAAGTTTTATCACTAATTTCCGTCGCCTGTACTTCCCTCACGGAACCTATGTTTACAAAGGTACAGGAATTGTCCTGCCTAACGGAACATCTCTGATTGGTGAGGACCTTTTCACAACCATTGATGCTTCTGCCAATACAAACACAGGCTACCTGATTACACTTACCGGATTCCGTTCCAGAGTTGATACAATTGCGCTTAAGGGCAACAAAGATAATCCAGGAATGGTAGGGATATCTAGTTACTACAATTCTGATAATGGCGGTGTTCTGAATTGCATTCTTGAGGACTTCCACTACGGCATTGATATCGATAAGTGCTGGTACTCGGTATATAGGAATATTAGGTTTAGACGAAGCTCTTCTTCTGTTGTGCTTACAGGGGCTCACATTCGTCTTGGTTTCAATCACCCAACGGAAGAAGTTAATAATATTGATTTCAGTAACATTTGGCTTGGAGAACCTCAGGCAAATGGCGTTGCAGTTTATTGCCCAACTCAGGTTCTAGCATGGAATGAATGTTCCTTTGAAACCAAAGGTGGCCCGAGAATAAAATTTTTCACCACTGCATCAGTCAATACCTTCACTCTAAATACTTGTTATTTAGAGGGTGATATAGGATCTGCTGGAGGTGCATACGTAATTGAGGGACAATCAATTGCTCAAAATGTCACTATGAACGACTGCATGTTCCGCCTTGGATCAACAGTTGGTAGTTTTGGGAAAAGTATTACAGTATATATTAACGGAGGGTTTTCAAACTCGCCAAATGTTGCGTTGAATTCTAATAACGCAAAAATATGGTTTTCTAGATATAACCAGTATCTCTTTTTCTCTGATTCACCAGATTTTGGAAGGACAGGAATTTGGGATGGTGCTGCGATAAACTCTGGCGCAATTTATTTGAATCCGAGACAGCAAGAGATAAGGGATTGGAACTCCCTGATGCCAACTCTCGTTAATACTAAACTGCATAGCTCAACAGCAGCTGTAGATGTTTTTAAGGTTTATGTTCCATCTGGTACTTCATCTCCAAGGATGATGAAACTAACTTTAAAGATATCCTCTAAGAGCTCTGTTACTAACTTCGATATGTACAATGAAGCATGGGAGATATTTATATCATTACCTGAGGCAACTGCAAGCGGTTCAGGCACGTTAAGATCAAGGATTTTTGAGAACGGAACCACTGGCATGCCGTCGGGCACTGGAGGGGTAGCAGTCGTAAGCAATGGCTACGATAGTACTACTGATGCTATCGTTTACACCATTTCACACTCATCAACAGTTAATTGTAATTCATTATATGTTATTGATGGATGCTACGTAGAAGGTGGTATTTCAACCGTAACACGAAGATGGAAGATACAAAGGATGTAGAATTAATGGCCGCATTTGCGGCCATGTTATTAGCAATTAAAACCCTTAAACATTACAATAATCATGTCATCAAGATCATAAAGGTCGTATTTAGTTGATTCGAATACAGGTGTTTTTTTACAAACGCCTGATTTAATCTCCTGATTGATTTGCTTAAATTTATAATCCGCTCCGTAATGTGCCAGTAGAGCAGAACCCCAACCCCACCCATTGTCCATGTAGATTGGAACTAATTCTTTCATTAAAGGAAATTTGCTTACAGCAAGCCTATATTGCTCAGAGACTGGCATCTTTCCTGCAATTGAAATGAATTTATATTCATTGTTTTGCTTGTTGATAACAGAACTTATTTCCGCAGAGATGTACCCATCAAATTCCTTTTGTGATTTCATAGTGTTGCCGTAAGCAATGCAAAACACAAAAGAAAAAACAAATAATGGCAGCAGACCTATCCTTCCTATCATGCTCTTACAGCACAATAGACCGACAATAAGCATAACACCACCAAAAGATATCATCACCCTCGGGGCGTAAACCGGAAATTTTAAGAGAGAAAGGTGGGCGAATGAGAACGCAACTAGAGCAACCGGCGCCAGAGCGATAATGAATGTCACTATTATTTTATATATATTTTTTTCTGACTCCTTTCTTACTGATTCTATTAATAAGAAAACCAATCCAACAATAGACAAGGAAGCTGTAATAAACATTATCCAATCGGGTATTCCGGTGAGGTATGCGTCAATCAAATCAACGAAGCCGGTTGAGTTTTCAATTGCTTTGCTGACCATGTCTGGTTGTGAAAGAATGGTTTCTGAGTGAGATATATTGTATGACCCTTGGATGAAATTTGGGCCAATATAGGCACTGTAAAATAGGTATCCTGAGACTAACTGCAAGACCCTTATCATGGCTTCTAATATCTTACCCCTGAAATCACGTGCTGAAAAAACAAACTCAATAACTGCCATTGAGGCAAATAATGTAAGAGTTGCCTGATATAGAGAAAGAGAGCAAATGACCATAAAAGCCGGTACAGGCAAATGCCACCACTTCCTTCCAAACGAGAATGATATTACAAGTAGCGAAGCGCTAAGCAACATAGGAAGTGCATCATACTTGTAAGATAGATTCTCCAGCATAAAAGGATTTATTATGAAGCACAATGCCGATGCAATGATTGCCGATTGGCCGAAATCTGGCGCAATTCTGCATAATGAAACAGAAAGAGAAGCGCAAATAAAAGCCAAGCCTGCAATTTGCGGAAGTGGTGAGATGTCTAATAATGGATACCCAAAGGAAATGGAAGCCATAATAATATCAGCTAATGGCCTGCCATTTACACCCCACTTTGAATACCCCCATATTGAACGCCCTAAGTCATCTATGTAATATCGGTCGGCATTCAAAATAGGGAGTATGTAAATAATAGAAATCACGAACAAAAACAGGAAAACCTTTGCTTCCTTTTTTGTGATTATTTTTTCTAACATTTCATTCCCCCCTGTTTTTTAATATATATCGAGGTCTGTTTTTCACTTCCACATAAATCCTGCCAATGTACTCACCAAGAACCCCAATCCCTATAAGCTGAATGCCTCCAAGGAAAAGAATTGAAACGAGGAGAGATGGGTAACCTCGTACAGCATTACCAAAGGCGAGGGTGTCTATAATCATCCACGCTCCATAAAGGAAAGCCACGCCAGCAACCAGTAAGCCTATGTATGTCCACATACGGAGTGGGAATGTTGAGAAGCTTGTGATCCCCTCAAGTGCCAAGTTCCATAGCTTCCAGCCGTTGAATTTCGTGCTGCCGGCCACTCGTTCTGCGCGGGCATATTCAACAACATCAGTGCGGCCACCAACCCAGCTCAGCACGCCTTTCATGAACAGGTTTCGTTCCGGCATGAGTTTGATGTTTTCCACTACCTCGCGAGACATCAGACGGAAATCGCCAACGTTTTCCTCGATCTTTGGATTGCTGATTTTGTTGTGCAGCTTATAGAACCATTCAGCGGTCTTGCGCTTCAGTCTGCCATCTGTAGAACGATCAAAGCGTTTGGCCAGCACCATATCAGCCCCGGCCTGCCACTTTTCAATAAGGTGCGGAATAACCTCGATAGGATCCTGCAAGTCGACGTCAATTGGGATAATCGCTTCTCCGGTGGCACGATCAAGACCAGCGAATAGCGCAGGCTCTTTCCCAAAGTTGCGAGTGAACGACAACGGAACCACAAGCGGATCGGCAGTAGCAAGCGCGTTTATAATTGACTCTGTCGCGTCTTTACTGCCGTCATTGATGAAGACTATCTCTACTTCATGCTGCTGAAGCCCTTCAAATTCCCGAACCGTTTTATAAAAAATAGGTATCGCGTCTTCTTCGTTGAAGACGGGAACGACCAGAGAAATTTTCATTTCGCATCCCTAAAGACAATGAACTTTGAATAGATGAACCCGCACACCAGACTGATGGCAGAAAAAAGAATGAGAGTTACGATCGGAGCCATGCCAGACCTATCAGCGCACCATCCAACAATCGCGCTCAGTGAGCCCATGAACCCGACGTAAAGCATGTATCTCATGGTGGTTGTGGAGGACTTGAACGTAAATCTGGCGTTTGCAAAGAAGCTGAAAGACACAGCCACAACGAATCCGGCAAAGTTGCCAAGTGCCTGACCTGTATGGAATGCGTAGATGCAAACGGCGAACACAACCCAGTGAATGAGCGTGTTGATAACACCTATTGATGTGTACTTAGCAAAGAGCTTTAACATTATATAAATCAGTCAATTCGGAAAGGTCTGAAGTTTAGCACCACTGTGAAACTTGATCGACCCTCATATTTGACGATACTGTATATACATACAGTTATTTTGTGAGGTGATTATGCCACGCACAGCAGACATTCATGCCGCGTTTGTTGCGGCCATAGAGTTAAACCCCAAGGGGTATCGTTACCTGAGCACAGACGCATTCGTAGAGAAATTGCGGGAGTTCAACTGGCACTACACGCGCGAAGAAGCGAATGCCTGGATAGAGCGATACCAAAAATACTTTGCTGACAAGACGACAGACGGTAGCGATAACAGGTACTGGATCCTACGTAACATGGGGAGGATCCAGTAATGGGATTTGCATCACCTGCAAGCGATTATGTCGAGCGCCAACTTTCACCCGAGGTGATTTGCAACATCGGCGCAGATAGTAGGGTGCTTGAAACTGATTCAGGATTTGCAGTCATTGAGCCAGCTGTGAAAAAAACACCCGGCGATGTGTTACTTATCCTTTGCGACGGTCATACGCAGTTTGCCAGGTTGATGGGAAAGTCGCTCATTACAGATGATGGAGAGGCAATAGAGGGAAGCGCACTGGAAGAAGTAGAGGTGCTTGGACGCGTCACGTTCTTCATCAATCGTGCAAGCGATGACGACGACTGCCCGGTGATGTAATGGGGCATGGGTGGGGCATAAAACAGCACTCGATCTAAGGTGAACTTAGACGACTGATGTTTTCGACAACTGCAACCATCTGTTATTTGGAGCGCTCTTGGACGTTCTTTGTCGATTATGAAAAATGTATGCTCATGTGATGGGGATGCAGGTGTAAACCTTCCAATCTTACGCTGGCAGCCTGATGGCTTTAATGCCACAATATTTTTTTCTTCGCATGCAGGAAAGATGATGAAAAAAGTAGCAATTGTGGCTGCAATGCTGACGTTAGCGGGATGCGTTCAGGTCGAAAACTATCAGGAAGTGGTTAAGCATCCGGCACCTTCGCATCTGGCAGGTTACTGGCAGTCGAAAGGGCCGCAGAGCGCGATGGTGAGCCCGGAGGCGATTGCCACGCTGGTGGTGACGCCAGAGGGTGATACCCTGGATTGCCGTCAGTGGCAGCGCGTTATCGCGGTGCCGGGTAAGATCATGCTGCGTTCAGATGATTATTATAACGTGACCGAAAAACGAGACGTCTATCCGCTCGATCGTGATGGGGCGGCGCTGGAGTATGACGGCATGGAACTGTACAAGGTTGACCGCCCAACGGTGGAATGCGCAGATTACCTGAGCAAGAATCCGCTGGAGAGTAAGCTTCCGTAA